GGTCAGTCTTCTTCTTGTTTCCGTGTGTCAACTCGTCTACCCGGAAGAAGGTTTGTGTTCGTCGCATAATGTCGCTAAGGTAAGGCATGACAGCTTGTTTGGCTATCCCCTTCTCTATTCCTGTGGCAATTGGTTCATACTTTTTAACAGCATCAAATATCTTCTTAGCCGTCTCCTTTACGTCCCACCTACCATAAATTATTTCTTGTACATACCAACCATCTTCATTTACCTTAACCACACTGATGGCTGTATTATCCAACCGTTTGTTCTTTACCTTCTTAGCCCCTTCGTCTTCAAAGCCAGCCAAGTCAATGGCAATGTAATAGTCGCCACGTTCAGGTGCATCTTCACTAAACTTTACCCAATCTTCTTTAAACAGCTCTCCACCCAATGCTTCAAAGCTAGCCATAAATTCTTGGCGAAATGCAAAGGATGACATATTACGTTTTGCAGATTCAATCTCTCCAGCATCGAGGATAGGGTTGTCAAATGATGTGAAATGAAAGCTCTTAAACGTTTCATCGTTTCCTTGGCTTCCATAGAGGTATAGGTCATAAAAGTGGTTCCTTCCCATTGGCGTACCAATGAACAATGCTTGACCCTTTTGGTCAGCTAGTGCAGGGCGTAGGATTTGTTCCCACACCTCAGGCTTCATGTCTGCATACTCGTCCATAACCAAATACTTTAGCGAGACACCCCGCATGGTTTCAGGACGGTCAGCACCTTTTAAAGAAATCGTGGCTCCATTGATCAGTTTGATTTGTAAGTTGTTAATGTGGCTACCCTCTATAACAGGATGCCCGACCTCCAACAAGGTTTGCCACATAATGTCTCGGGCTTGACCTTGAGTAGGAGCCACGTAAAACACATGTCCTCTGTCCGTCTGCAAGGCATTCACTATCAGCAAGTAAGAAGCTAACCTAGACTTACCTGTACGGCGTCCAGCAGCCACAACCTTAAACCTAGCTGAGTCGTTCCATACCTCTTGCTGCCACGGCAACAGGGAAATGTCTAGTGTACGGTCTACCATTTAACCTTGTCAGCCCAGTAGGCAGCACTCATTTTTCCTTTGGCAATGTTGGTGGCATGCCTTGCCTTAAAACTTTTCTGACGAGCCTTCTCACTTTCTGTTTTTGGGGAACTGCCTGCACCACTCACTCCTTGTTGTCCGAAACGGATAGTTTTAACTTGGTCGCCTGACTTGGCAACAACAACATGACTTTTGGTTGGATGGGACGGGGTGCGTTTAGGTTTGTTATAACCTGACACACCAGCGCGTTCTAGTCGGCTATCTTTCATAACATGTCCTTCTTTAGCGGCACACAGGCTGCGTTGTACATGATGCTGTTGCTTACGTTAATCTCGTAGGCTTCAGCAATACATGCTTCCATGGTTGGCACCTCTTTCTCTCCAGCCATCTTCATTTGACTAGGCCCAACAATGACGAACAACATAATAAAGAATTTCATTTTCTAGTCCTCTTTCGTCTGAATAGACCAAAGAAAGACCCCATTTCTTTCTTCAATCCTGTGTAAATTTCACCGGGGGAAGGTAAAAGCCAACCCAACAACATCAATATCATTACCCATGGTGGGATGTTTTGTATATTGATTTCGCTGTCCTTAGCCTCTACTGCTTGTTCACTTTGTGTCAACTTACCAATGTCATTCGCTTCAATCTTGTTGGTTTTGACTTCACCAACCACAACACCTGTTTGATTATTCTCCTTGCCCACCTGTGTGTTTGCTGCTACATTGGTGCCCCCACCCATACCAGGTATAAAGGAGGTTAGTGCAGAACAACCAGTCAACAGAATAGCCATTATTAGGTGTCTCATCGTCTCATTAACGGATTAGTTATTAAGTCGTTAGCAAAATTAGCAAACATATCGTAATAATCTCTCATAGAAGCGCGAGGAACTGTTAGTTGCTGTCCCACTGCAATTTTGTTTGGGTCTGCTATTCTGTTTGTTTTAACTAGCTCATCTACAGAAACACCATAGTTTTTTGCAATTTGATTAAGCGTATCACCTGCTTCAACAGTGTAGCGGTTAGGCACAGGTCGCTCAAAAGACTGACCAATAAGACCTTCAGGTTCAGCAGCAGCAAGAGGAGGAAGACCTTTTTGAGGGCCAGCAAAAGCACCTACTGTGCTTGCTACCCTCTCCATTCTGTTTTTAATACCTGAATATTTTGTTGTTTTATATTCTTTGTTGTTCAAAAACTCAGCGGCAGCTTTTTCGTAGTTTCCTTCGTTAAACAACTTAACAAACTTAGGACTACCACCTAAATCACCCCTATATTCTGCTTGTAACAACTCAGCTTGTACTTGTTCAGGTAACTGGTCAAAGTTTTTTATTCGTCCCCTAGCTCTTTTTAAATGGTCTTGAAAGGTTTCTTCAAAACTCATATTTTTATATTTACCAGTCTGCCCTACACCTGAAGTAACTATACCCTTGGTGTCTTTATACTTTTTATCAGCAAACCCCTCTTCTTCAACAACCCTACGTTCTAAATAAGACAAGGGACGTCCAAGCATTTCTGTAACTTTAGCTACAGCTTTTCTTCCATGGTAAATCATATTAGTAGTCCTTGGGTTCGATGTCTGTGACTTCTTCGACTGTAGGTGTGGTGGAGAAGCCTTGGAGGTTGATTTGTACAATGGGTTTACTGCCTCGTTCTTTTTCATCGAACAAGTGCATGGGAATAGCGCGGTCACCAATAAAACGCATAGCAGCAGGCCAGTGCTTATGCTCAGGATCAAGAGCAACAGAGAATATGGTTTGTATAACTTTTTCACTGTTGGGACTTGCTAACAACCGAGCCTTGTATTCGTTCATGATGGCAGTATCGCCCTTAGGTCTGCCTACCACACCCCTGTTGCCCGGTAGTTTAGAAACAACATCCCTCTTCTTAGGGCGTCCTCGTTTCTTAGTTTCAACAACCATCCAACTTCCTTTTTTTAAACAGGCATTTAAACTTTAAGGTGTGCGTTGTTTGGTGTTTGTTATTATAAAAATCACAACCGATTGTTCACCTTAAAGTAGCCTTGCTGCAAAATTGCATATATTATAGCATATTTTTCTTATTTTGTCAAGCAAAAACCTTTACGACTATGCGTGTTCACCACAAGTCGTACTTGTTTGTACACCACAAGTGTCAACCTTTTTAGACACACGTAATGAGAATCATTCTTATCTAGACAAAACCAATAAGATCAACAACTTATGTTAACTTTTAGGGGGTATCTTTTTTAACCTAATTTCACCCTTTTTTGTACGTTGGAGGGAACCGCATAATTTGAGTCGCTGCCAGACCCCCCCAGGGGTGTTTCACATGGTGGGAGTGGTCTTATATAAGACATAAGACATTAGAGGTATGACGTAAGAGTGAGTGTCGTTGAGGGTGCCCCATAGGCAAAACAAACAATGCTTGGCATGAAAACCCTACAGAAAATAATTTATTTTATGCCCTGACAAATTCTTGATATAATCGTCAATAGAGTAAGGGCAAGATAGGCTTGTCCTACCAACCTGAAAGGTAACATCATGAAACCATGGTTCACGTATCGTAACTTTCGCGTAGGCGGTATTCGGTTTATCCGAATCGGTAAACTACAATTGTCATTCTGCAAAACCAGCAAAGGGTAAACCAATGAAAGTATCAATCTTACCCCAAGGTTATGAAGGTCACATGGCGGTACTGTTGCGCGTGCTAGAGTCAGGCACGGATGAGGGTAAACGTCAAGCGGCTGCAGCCATGCTTGAAATGGCACGCCAGTTCGATGAGACGATACGCGAAACACGTGAAGCATTCGAAGCACGTAACATGGGCAAGGTTTGATTGTCCTACTAGCCCATGCTACAATGTGGGCTAGTGGATGCAATCGGCATCAAACCAACATAAAGGGTAAACCATGGATAAATCAAGTCTCATTCGTGTTTTGTCTTACGTGGTTGAAACTGAATACAACCACTACCTTGAAAATGACCACGTAAGTGACCACGTATACGTCAAGGCGTTGGAATGCCTTAATGCTTTACTGAATGAAAGGGTAGACCATGAGACCAATGACGATTAAGGCAGCCAAAGCCATTATTGGTAGTGGCTTAGGTGAGCCTAGTAAAATGCCCGGTACTAGCTTTGGCATCAGTGCTGCAAAGTGCAATGTAGGGCAAAAACTAGCAAAGGTTAAGGGCAGCGTATGCCATGGATGCTACGCCATGGGCGCGAACTACTCTTATCCATCCGTTACCCTATCTCATGAGAGAAGAATGGCAAACCTATACGCGCCCAATTGGGTGGCTGCAATGGTTCGATTAATCGGGCATAGTAAAACCCTATGGCATCGCTGGCATGATAGTGGTGACTTGCAAAGCCAGCAGCACCTGTTAAACATTGTGAGCGTTGCTGAAGCATTGCCCGGTGTTGCCTTTTGGTTACCAACAAAAGAAAAAGGGCTTGTGCATTGGTATCGGGATAATTTCGGTCCGTTTCCTGAGAATCTCATTGTGCGCGTAAGTGGTGCTATGGTTGACGATAAACCACCTACAGGGTTTGAACACACGTCAACAGTACACACCACCAAGGGCAAGAATAACCACGGCGTAGAGTGCCAAGCCTACACTCGCAAAGGCAAGTGTGGCGACTGTAGATTGTGTTGGGATAAATCAATCCCCAGCGTGTCCTATCCTAAGCATTGAAAGGGGCAAAACATGACAAACAAACAAATACGCGAATTGTATGATGCCAACCCAAACATGACATTACGCCAATTGGCGCGCATTACGGGTTTGGATATCGCAAGCCTTAAATTGATTCTCATGACAGAAGGGTAAGATATGACACAATTGGAAGTTGACCACTTGGACACCATAGGCAACATGGTGTGGCTGCACAACATGACCACGGGTATGGGTGTTGCAATCAACCATGCTGCTGCTGGTAGGTGGGTGTTGGAGTTGACCGACATCGATTGCAACCCGCCGCAATTGGTGGGCTGGAAGGAATTCAAAACCAAGGCACAAGTGCTAGACTATGCCGAACTATGCATGAAGGACTAAAATTATGAAATTAGCATTAATGGCTGCTGGTAGCGGCATATTGGTATCGTTCATGTTCATTGGACTTGGGTATTTCCTGAGTTGGTTGGGAGTGTAGTATGTTCGAAGGCAAGGAATATATAATTGGATCGGAAGGCAGTTGTTGGCGCGTGTACTGGCGCGAGGCAATGGCTGGTGTGTGCCAAGAAGACTTCGATACAATCGAAGAGGCAATGGCATTTGTTAAGGACTTGCAAGGGGAAAGCGAATGAAACTAGACGAGCGTGTGTTGGCGAGCAATGGCAGGTGGATAACTGTAACCTTTAAGAAGGTTGACGGCTCGATCCGTGTGCTGAATGGTAGGCTGGGGGTTGTCAAGCACCTAAAGGGTGGACAACGTACCTCAAACCCTGATGACTACATCATCCTATGGGATTCGGAGGCGAAAGACTATCGCAATGTCCATAAGTCCAGGCTTATGTCTGTGAAGGATCAGGGCGTTGAGTATACTTAGGATTTGTGGTATAATAACGGGGCTGGTCGCCGCATTCATGATGCTCGTGGTTGCGGTGGCTGGTGTTGCAATGATTTATGGAGCAATGCAATGAGGTTGACACAATCTTCTTTAGTGGTATCGGGTTGGGGTAAGGATTACCAAGTCATCTATGGGATGATGGGTTCAGGGGAGTCGATTAATGACTACGATTTGGAGATTTATTCTGTGTACAAATACCCGAATGGTAAACGTAATTTAATTAATCGATTGAATGGAGAGGAATTAGAAACACTATACGACCGGGTTATGGATTATGAAATTGATAATCAATACGAGGACTGATGCGATATTTCTTTTTGTACATTCTTGGTTTAATTGTAACAGGACATTTAATTGATATGAAACACGCAGAACAAAAGAGAGTTGAATTAGAACTCAGTGAGCAGGGACACTTCACCAATCCGTTCAGGCGGTACACACAAGAGGAGTTGGCATTGGCTTACAAGATACAGGAAGAAATAGAACTAAAGAATGTGTTGGACAACGCAGAGGAGGCACTGGTATGAGGTGTGTCAGTTGCAACAAAATACTTAATGACTACGAGGCAACCACTAGGTTAAGTAGTACATTAGAATTCCTTGATATGTGCAGCAGTTGTTACTCAACCATTGCTAGTGATGTACCAACAATTAACCGACAAGATTTAAAGCAAGCTAGCTATGATGAAACAGATGAAGACCTGGCATGATTCTTGCTAAACTTATAAGTGTAAACCTAATAAGGTTTATTGTTCTTATAAGTATAATAAAACCTATAAGATAAAGAGGTGGTGTGTTGATAAATAAAAACATTGAAATGGAAATTCATTTTGCAGTTACAGAATTTGCTGACGCTGTAATTAAACATGGCCCGTGGTTGTTGACTCAATTGTCGGACACGTTGAAACAAAAGCAAGGTACAATTACCAAACTGCAACAACAAGAGATGGACAAACTTTGGGATGAAACAAAACTATGACCTTTGTTAAACACAGATTGCCGTGCCATGTGTGCGGTAGCAGCGATGCGGTGTCAGAGAATGAGGACGGGAGCAAGTGGTGCTTCAAATGCCAGCGCCACGTAGGGGAAAAAAACAAGGCTAGTGTGGGTGACCCCCTACCCCCTCAAATTAAAACGCTCCTAGACCCCTCTGAAGCCTTCTATGGGGCATTCCCTGATCGTAGGATTGGTAGCGATACAGCCCGATCTCTTGGAGTGAAGACTTCAGGTAGCACGGTGTTGTTTAATTACCACAACAATCAGGGCGACAGGGTGGCAATGAAGACCCGATACCCGGACAAGTCTTTCAAGGTTTCGGGGGACTGGAAGGACACCACCCTATTCTTGCAGCACCTTTATCCCAAGGGTGGGCAGTACATCACCATCACCGAGGGTGAGTTCGATGCCATGGCGGTGTGGCAGATGATGGGTGGATACCCGGTGGTCAGCGTTCGCAATGGTGCTGGTGGTGCGGTGAAGGATTGCCAAGACAATTACGAGTGGTTGGATTCATTCGACAAGGTTGTTATTTGTTTTGATAATGACAAACCAGGAATTGAGGCGGCTAATAAAGTTGCTGAATTGTTCTCAGGCAAAGCCCTTATTGTCAAACACAATAACGAATACAAGGATGCTTGCGACTACCTGAAGGCACGGCAGGAGAAGTTGTTCCACAAACTGTGGTGGTCTGCTCAGGAATACAAACCCGAGGGCATCGTCACTGTGGCTGACATCCGGGAGCAGTTGCTGTCACCACCTGAACGTGGTCTGCCTTGGTGTTTCCCTGCCCTAACTGACCTCACCTTTGGGCGTCGCAAGGGAGAATTGTACGCCTTTGGTGCTGGTGTTGGGGTGGGCAAGACGGACGTGTTCACGCAGCAAATAGCCTACGACATTGAACAGTTGGGGCTGCGGGTTGGTGTCATCTACCTTGAGCAGGCACCAAGTGAGACTGCCCAACGGATCGCAGGCAAACTGGACGGCAACCTATACCATGTGCCTGATGGTGGGTGGACGATGGATGAATACAAAGCCAGCATTGACCGCCTGATTGACATGGATAAGTTGTTCATGATGAATCACTTCGGGGCTAAGAGTTGGGCTGAGGTTAAGAAGGCTATCCGATACTTCGCCAAGGCTAAGGACATACAAGTCATTTACCTAGACC